AGTCACGGGGAAAGTGGCCAGTACGTCATACCTTCGCCAAAAGCGTGCAGAAGGCGGACCGGTGATGTATCGTGAAACCCTGGCCGGGGATGAGGAACAGACGTTGTTCGTTCCGAAGAACCAAGTGCTCGTACCTGGCACGCCGAAACTGGGGGAGTTCTTTTCGACCCCCTTGTGGCATCCCGGCCAGTACGCTGACCAAGGAGACGTGGAACTCTAATGCCCATGTGTGATTACCGATGTGAAGCCGGCCACCAGTACGAGGCGTTCCGGCACCCGTCCCAGGCGCAGGACGTTGAGCCGTGCGCGGAGTGCGGCGCGGAGGCCAAGCGGATCTTCGTAGCCAAGCGCCCGCATTCGTACGCCGGGCTCCAGCAGCCTCTCGTGGTGTGGCGGCGCCCTGACGGCACGTATGCCGTTCCCGCCCAACCGGACGCCCGCAAGCCCGTCGAGTACGAGCGCGTCGAGCTTCGCAACGCCTTCGAAATCCGCAACGTCGAGCGTTCCATCGACCGTGAGGAACGCGAGAAGTTCGAGCGGGCGCAAATCGGCAAGGAGATGCTGGCCGAGGGAACCACGGCCACAAACCGCTCCGAGCTGCGGTCCAAGATGCAGCACTTCCATCCGCACATGCGAGACTTTGCCCGGTTCGCCATGGACCAGAACAACGCGAAGCCGCGCGCCAAATACCGGGGAGCGTTCTTCTTCGAGGCGTTGACCCAGAATGCCAGCAACCGGGAAGACGGCAGGAACCGCGACGGAGGGCGAGTGAGGAAATGAGGCAGGATACCATATGCCGACGATAGACAACTACCAGGCCCCCGACTACCTCAAGGTGCTAACCGGGGCTGACGGGATCGAGACCGCCACGCTCGAAAAGATGAAGGAGCTACTGGAGGCGGGGAAGTCCTTCCTGGAAGGGCAGGCGGCCTGGAACGAGATCCCGCGCGCCTACGACATCCTTTCGGGCGACTCTCCGGGCAAGCTGGCCGGCTACTCCACGTTGTCGATCAACCGCATCAAGCGCAACTTCCGCGACCTCGTGGCGACCATCTCAAACCTGAAGCCTACAGGTCAGGCTGTAACCAAAAACCGCGAGATGATCGGGTCCATCGACCGCCTGAACAAGTGCAAAGAGCACTGGTGGATGACGACCTTTCAGGACCGCAAGTACCGTGAAGGCTGCCAGTGGGCGTGCGCTCTTGGGACATCGTACTTGGAGCCATGGTTCGACCCGAACTTCTATGCTCCCGGACGTGGGGAAATTGCCGTCAAGGTGCGCGGGCCGGCCGCCGTGTACCCGGTCATGCTGACGGAGGATAACGACTTTCAAAAGGCGTACGCCGTCACGATCTGCGAGCCGATCCCCCTGCATATCGTCATGGCGTCCTACCCGCAGTTCGCCAGCGTGATCGTTCCGACGCGCTCGTTCTCGGGCTGGATGGGAAGGCTCTGGGACCGCGTACGGCGCCCTACGGCGCAGCAGAACGGAGTCCTGGGCGTGCTGGCAACCCCTCAGCGGTCCATCGGCCACGAAATGCCCATCGTGGACGTGTATACCACGTACATCATGGACCAGTCGGTGAACAACACCGGGCAGGACATTCCGATGGGAGACCCCGGTACGAGCTGGGAGTACACGGTACCCTTCATCGGCAAGCAGATTCCCGCCGGCATCCGCGACATGCGCGGCCAGATGATAATGCGCTCCGCGACGGCGGAGGATTGCAAGCTGTTCCCTTTGCGGCGCCGGGTGATCTGGACGGACACCTGTATTTTGAAGGACGGGACCAGCCCATACCTGCATGGGCGCGTTCCCCTGGTTCCCTTGCGGTTCGACGACTACCCATGGGACTTCCTCGGCACGTCGATCATTCACGACACCTGGAAGGTTCAGAAGGCCATCAACCAAATTTGGAGAGCCATCGTGGACAGCGTTCTGGTACGCCTTCAGCCCCCGCTGAAGTTCGACCCCAACGTGATCGACCCGGCGGCCATGGCGCGCATCAACACGCGCATCCCCGCCCAGACGATTCAAGGCGCTCTCGGAATGGGAGACCCAGTAGCGCCATTGCTGCCAGTCGCCTTCTGGGACGTGCCGCAATGGATTATTCAAGTCATCACGATGCTGAACGACCAGCTTGACCAGCTTTCCGTGGTGAAGGACTTGATGGCGGTCGCCAAGGCGAAGCAGGTTCCCTCTGCCGACAGCATCGAGAAGATCCTGGAGGCCGCCGGCCCGGTGGTTCAGGATATCGCACGCGGAGGAGAGAAGGCCACTTGCGAGTTCGACCAGCTTTTCTACCCGATGGCGCTTCAGTTCTGGGGAGCCGACAAGGTATTCCACATCCTCGGGGAAGACGGCGCATTGAAGGAGTCCATCGACTTCGACCCTGGCAATATCATCCCGTCGCATCTTCCTGGAGAGGATCGCCGCCAGCCGTCATCGTTCGCCACTTGGCAGCGCATCCGCTGGACCATCGAGCAGTTGAGCTATGTGATTGAGCCGTACTCGCAGGCCCAGGTATCGCGGATCGGACGGAACCTGATTCTACTGCAAGCGAAAAAGGCGGGTATCACGGTTTCCGACAACACGGTGGGCAAGGGAATGGGTCTCAACATGGGCGAGTTGCCTCCGAAACGCAACGGCGAAGCTCCAGTCACGGAACCCGAGAAGTGGGAAGTCGAACAAGAATGGAAACATGCCATCATGGAAGACATGCAGGCGGGCGCTCCACAACAGGGCGCCGGGCGCGGCCGGCCGAACTCGAACCAGGCCCCGCCCAGCCTCAAGCAAAAGGACGGCGGGACGCGCAGCACAATAGCGACAAGCCGATGAGCACGCCAACACAAGAAGAAATGGAGCAAGCGTACCAGCAGGCGGCATACGGAAGCCTCGCACCGTCGCTGATCGTGGTGAACTGCGGCCAATGCAATCGCAGCTACGTGCTGACGAAGGGGCACGTGGACGCGTGCGAGCACGTCAGGGAACTTTTCACGAAATGACGGAATCCGATTTTGTCCACTTCCGGGACCTGTTTGTGTTCCTGAAGTCGATCCGCGAGAGCCGGAAGACGGGCGCGCTGACGATCCACTTCTCGCAAGGCGGCGTGTCCGGTACGGCGAAGTGGGAAGAAAAGAAACCGACTGTTCGAGTTGCCTGCTTGACAGGTTCCGCGCAACAGCGTATATGTGAATAGAACATAGAGCGAACCACGAGGAATCGAAGGCGCTTCCGGGAAACCGGGAGCGCCTTTTGTTTTTGTGGGGAACGGAAAGGAGAACACCATGCTCGGGTTTGGACCGGTAGCCGACAAGCGCAAGAAGAAAATTTCGAAGCGGTCCCATAAGTAGCCCTACTCCGCGAAACGATGCGCCCCGAAGGCGTGTCCCCTCGCGGTAGCAGGGTAAGCGCGGGGGCCGGGCAAAAGTTCGACCCCCACCGTTGAAAGGAAAAACAAGTGGACCTCGGAGTTCACATGCCGAGGAAAAAGGCGATGAAGAGAGCCAAAAAGTCCGCCAAGTTGAACTCGCCGATGAAAAGCGGCGGGATCAAGCGCGGTTGCAAGAAGTAAGGCGATGACCAGCCCGCAACCATTCCCGTCAACTGAACAGCCCCAGGGACAATCCTCCGGTCAGGACCTCTCAGCCTACGCAGGCATGATGGGGGTTCAGCAGCAAGGCGCTCGCATGACCACGGAACAACTGCGCAAGCAGCAAATGGAATCTGTGAATCTCCAGATTCGTTCCATCGGCGAAGCGCTGGACGGAATCACCAAACAGTTCCCCGCAGCAGCGCAGGAAGGCATGGCGCTGAAGGCCGGACTGACGCGGATGCTGGTCCGCATAGTTGGAAGTTCGACATCGGGAAGCCAACCCCCGACCGGAGCAATGGGGTAATGGCGCAGCCCGATGAAATCCGCAGCCCGAAAGGGAAGGAGCCAAAATGGCATTCGAAACGGTAGTGAAGAATCTGACGGAACTCGGAGCGGACCCGCAACTCGTTGCGCAACTCATTGCGAACGAGAAGGTCGCCACCGGTCTACGGCAGTACGTGGAAAGCGGACTCAGGCAAGAGGATTACGACCGCAAAATGAACAGCGGCAAGGCGGAAATCGCCGCCGCAAAACAGGAACTCGATGAATTCAAGGCCAGGCTCGAAGCCGACAGAGTGCGCATGAACGGGCAATTCATGACGGCGCAGCAGGAGCGCGAAGCCGCCGAATCCCGACTGGCAGCGGTCCAGGCGAAGGCGAAGACCTTGGGGCAGGTGTACGGCATCGACGCCGAGAAGGAACTGTTCGGCGAGACCACCGTGCAGCCTCCGGCCAAACAGTCGCACAACGGCGAAGTGGCTGTATCGCCGGACCTCGACAAGCGCATCGGGGCGCTCGAAGACCTGTTCCGAACCAACGTCAATTTCGAAGTCGAGTTGCATGACGTGATGCGGCAGCACATGGAGCTATTCCCCGACAAGCCGCTCGTCATGAAGGAAATTCTCGACGACGCCGTGAAGCAGCGCCGGTCTCCGACCCAGGTGTGGGACGACAAGTTCGGCGCCACCGCGAAGCGCCAGGAAATCACCGCCGAGAAATACCGGGCGGAAGGGCGCGCGGCAGCCGAGACCGAGTACAAGCAGAAATTGAGCGAGCAAAAGGTCAACCCCTTCGGCATCGCCACCCCGCCAAGTGCAGTCTTCCAGGCGGCGGCCAACAAGGGCGGGAATAAGGCCCCCTTGAACAGCCGGCAGCAAAACCAGGCAGGTGCGATTCAGCGGGCCACCGAGGCCCTGTTGTCGCACAAGTACGCTCCGGGTAACGCCGTGGCCAACCATTAACCCGCCGGGGCGAAGTTCGTCCAGGCATTTTGAATTAAGGAAAAGGAAATGGCTTACGATCCCGCCTTAGACGAGCTCAGCGCGACCACGTTATTTGAGATATATCCTCAAGTCGTTTCTGACAATTTCTTCAACGACGTGGCGTTCCTGGCGTATATCAGGGATCACTGCTTGGCGACCTTCGGCGGTGGTTCCACGATGCAACAGACCTTCCTGTACGCTCCGCTGTTGACCAGCAGCTACGGGATCGGCCAGCAGTTCAACTTGGATAAGGTGCAGACCATCGCGGGCACTCGGTTCGACCCGAAGTACTACGCGGCGATCTACCCCGAGTACATGGAGAACATCGACGTGCTGAACGTCGGGCCGAACGCAGTGTTCAGCCTCCTGAACCTGAACCTGGCCAACATGATGAACTCGATCTGCGCGGACATTGCCATCGCGATGTCCCTGCACGGGCAGCCCAGCGGCAGCGGCATCACCGGCAACCGGCCCTACGACATCAACGGCTGGATCGAATCCATCAACGACGGCGTGACGCCGGGTTGGGATGGCAGCGTGTTCACCACGTACGGCGGCCAAGCGCGCAACGGGGCAGTCGGCTCGACACTGAACTCGATTCCCCGGTACTGCGGTGACTCCACCACGGCAGCGGGGCAGACCTCGGCTGGCGGCCCGCTGACGTACTCCATTTTGGAAGAGGGGTACTGGGACGCCTCGGTGGGCCGCGAGCGCCCGAACCTCGGTGTGACCACCAAGCGTGCCTATGCTTACATCAAGGAGAAGATCCAGCCCTTGCAGCGCGGCAATTTGGTGAACGCGGAAGACGCCATCTATGGCGTAACTGGCGTGAAAATGAACGACGCCATCATCTTCCCCGACGACTACTTCCCGAGTGCGGCCTACGGCGTGAACGACCCAGTGCTTGGCAACTACCTGACCAGCACGTTCACCGTGCCCGCCGGCGCCAGCTCGAAGTCCAACCTGCCGGTGGCCAACGCCATCGCCACGGTCGGCGAGATTTTCGTGTGGTTCAACACGACCAAGTGGCAGTTCCGGTTGAGCGCCAGCCCGCGCTACCAGTTCGGGCTCTGGGGCTTCTACCCGGCGGCGGATTCGACCAAGGTTGTGGCGCGCACGCACGCGGCTGCAAACCTCGTCTGCTTGAGTCCTCGTCACAACAAGCAGTTCTACGGAATCAGTGCGTAGTGCCTGGTTTCAGATCGTAACCGCCCCCGGCAGCAGGCGATTGCCGGGGGTATCAAAAGGAGCGCAACATGCCGAATCGAGTCGAGCAAGCAATCGTCAGGACCAGCCTTCCGGCCCTGAATGACATCAACGACGCCTACCCGGCGAACAACACCCCTTCCATGAGCGGCGCGACAAACCAGTACGCGGCTCAGTTGGGCGCGCGCGTGTGGCTGGACGGAAACCCCGGCGGTGTGCGGTACGACAGCATCATCGGGACGCTGTACGGCGGCAAATACCAGTACGTGCAGACCCTTTCGGCTTCCAAAAACACCTTCACGAAGGGCCAGCCGGTAAACTGGAACAACTTCGAGAGCTACATCGTAACGGCAGACTTCACCTCGAACAACGTCGGAAAGGTGGCGGGGGTCTGCCTGAACACTGTCACGCCGGGATACTGTTGCTGGATTCAGACGGCGGGCAAGGCGACTGTCGCGTTCAAAAACCCGACGACCGTTGCCACTCCGGCCGATGGAGACTTGGTGGTGGTGGACGTGACCACCGGCCTGGCCGATGTGCTGGTTCAAAGCGCCAGCCCGACGTACCTGATTCTCAAGGCGGCCATCGGCGTGGCGCTTGGCGCCCCCATCGTTGGGCCGAACGCGCCGTCGCTGGTGCTTCTGCGTAGTCTCCCCGAGGTGGTGTAACCATGTCGATCAAAAGCTGGTTAAGAAAACACGCGCCTTATGGAGACGAAACGTACATCCGGGTTCAGTGGCAAGGCCCCACCAGCTATACCCAGGTGACGGCGGGCAGCCCTCCTTCTGGCGGCGATTCCATCACGGCGGCCCAGTTGGGCGTCAACATGATCTCGCATATCTACGCGATGGCGAGCTATACCGGAAATTTCGAGGTTGTTCCGATCCGCATTTCCGATAAGGCGTGGACTCTGCAATGGAGGGCTCTCCGCACCGCTACTATCCCGGCCAGTGGACCAGGCTCCGAATCACAGACCACCGGCACAGAAGCGGCTTCC